GGACTTAAGCAGTTAGTTGGGTGACCGCCAGTAAAGGGGGTCCTATGAAAAGGAACTTACCCTCGACCGCGTTGACCTTCTATTGCTCAGTCTTCAAAGACTTAACGTTGCATTCTCCTTCATATAAGAATGTCAACAAGCTCAGTGTCCGTTACCTTTTACAAAGGTTGCGGTGCGAAGGTGTCGCGTTTGTCTCTAGATCGCTCCCCTTATTGGGTAAAGCTGTCGAGACAAGCGTGATCACTGGTGAACCTTTGCAGGTCCCTCAGTGCTTCGCGAAACACTGGCGATCGAAACTACCTACGTTCCTTTACCATTATATGGTTGAGGTATTCGGTAGTGACGGCATCCCGTTGTGGAAATCTAGAACTGACGAAGAGGGTCGGAGTGAAGAGGCATATGCTTTCTGGGCTATACGCCAAATCACAATGGCCTACTCGAAGGTGACTGATTTACCGGCAATGGTGACTCATGAGGAAGCTTTAAAGGCTTTCTCGGAAAGAATCACCTCGGAAGAGGTGGTTGCCGCCCCATCTTGGCTTCTTAATGAAGCTAGACGGTTGATTTCATCAGTCGTCATGGATGGAGATCGCCTGCACCCTATGCTTGCTCAATGGGCTGAAATGCCCTACGGCAGACATGGGCCAGGTGCTGTTGCAATGAAGGAGAAAGGCCTTGATAAGTGGTTCTTTAACCGAATTCCTGGGTTACCCTCTGAATTATTCCAATTCAGATCGGCTACTCAAGATGAAAACGGTTATATCGAATACTCTTCGCCTGCACCTCGTGGTGAGGCGGAGCCGTATTCACGCGCCATATGTGTACCTAAGGACTTTCGAAGTCCCAGGATCATATGTATCGAGCCCAAGGAACTCCAATTTGCCCAACAGGGCTTATGGAGTATCCTTCAAGACTTGATAGAGCATCATCCACTTACAAGAAGAGCGATTAATTTTAGACATCAAGAGTACAATGGTCGTCTTTGTTATAGGGACGACATTGCTACAATTGACCTAAAAGACGCGTCCGATAGAGTGATGTTAAAACTCTGTCGGATACTCTTTCCAAAAGAGTTCTTCAAACTAGTCACACGCTTTCGGTCTCGGAAGATTACCTTGAATGGTAAACAACTTAGACCGACATGCTTTGCGAGCATGGGATCAGCTCTCTG